GAAATTAATTATAGGTTTGGAGAAAAAGGTGTAAAAAGTAATAGAGATTATAAATATCCAAAATATGATTGTGTTGAATCCAGAGAAAATGTAGAAAAGTATTTAGAGAAAAGAAAAATTTCTAAAAAGACATTAGATTATTGTGATGTTCAAGAAGACACTCACAGTAATATCGTATTTAATTTCTATGATGAGAATGATGTTTTAACGTTGGTCAAATATAGACCGTCTCACCTTATCAAAAAAGGCGAAGAAAAATCTTGGTGTCAGAAAAATGCAGACACCAAAAATATATTATTTAACATGAATAAAATTGATCCAACGAAAGCACTTCTTATTACGGAAGGAGAAATAGATTGTCTTTCAGTAATAGAAAGTGGCTTTATTAATTGTGTATCCATACCGTTGGGCGCACAAAATTCTAAATGGGTTGAGACTAATTTTGATTGGTTGGAACAATTTAATAAAATAATAATTTGGTTTGATAATGATATTCCAGGCATAAACGCAAGAAAAGAAGCCTGTTCAAGATTAGGAACATGGAGAACTTATTTTATAGATCTTCCTAAACAAATGGATAATGATGGAGAAATGGTAGAATTAAAAGATGCCAATTCTGTGTTATACTATTTTGGAAAACAAAAGATCATAGATATATTAGATACAGCGCAAGAAGTTCCCATTTTAAATGTTGTAGACTTATATGATGTTCCAGATTTTGATATAGAATCCGCACCTGGTTTTTATTCCAGTTCCAAAGAATTAGGTGGATATATAAATAAATATCTAATGGGAACAGTTCTTATTTTAACTGGAAGAAATGGTAATGGTAAATCGGTATTTTTAAATCAGGAGTTTATCGCAGAGCCGTTGAATCAGGGATTAGATGTTTTTGTGTATTCTGCGGAAATGGGAAAACCTATTTTAAAAAGTTGGATAGAATTAGTTTTAGCAGGAAGAGATAACGTTTCTTTAGTAAACAATACCGTTCATAGAATCAATCAGGAAGCGAAAGAAAAAATGAGAGAATGGTATAGGAATCGCATTTTCGTTTATGATAACGACAAAGATTTGACTGCGGATAGCATATTGGATAGACTAGAAACCGTCATTAGAAGAAATGGAGTAAAGGTTGCTATTTTAGATAATTTGCTCACTATTGACCTTCCTATTTCTCAAGGATCTGATCAGTGGCAAGAGCAAAAGAAATTTATGGTAAGATTAATTAATTTTGCCGCAAAATATAATATTTTTATTGTTTTAGTTTGTCACCCCAAGAAGACTACAGAGTTTCGTAGGCTAACTTCTGATGATGTGGGTGGAGTTGGAGCTTTTACAAATTTAGCACATTTGGTTTTATCCATTCATCGCTATACTAAAAAAGAAAAGGAAGGAACGAAAAATCAAAAAGGCAAATACATGTCGGGAATGGAACCAAAAAAGCATGACTGTGTTATAGATTTGTTTAAAAACAGAATTACAGGACATGCCAATAAAGAAATAGAGCAATATTTCGATTATAATTCTTATAGATTTTATTCAACACCGGAAGAATTATGGAAGCGATATAAATGGGATAAAAGATCTGATCCTGTTCCAAAATTTGATCCGAATAAACATGAAGAAACACCAGATTTTATGAAGGATGATTAATGGCGAATGATTATGGAATAATTTTAGACAATATGAGGTACAGCTATTCAAGTGCTAATTGTTTTAATACCTGTAAATATTGTTTTTACTTAACTTACATTGAAGCGAAAGAAAGATCTAAAAACTTCTTTAGTGATTTTGGACTTTTAATGCACTCTGCAATTGAAGAACATTTTAAAGGAAACATTACATCATGGGATTTGCCACAATATTATAAAGACAACTATGATAAAATGGTTCTTTCATCTTGCCCTCCATATCCCGCAGGAATGGAAACAAATTACTATAATGATGGTCTTAATTTCTGCAATAGCTTTGATTTTGATGTTTCTAAATATAAAATATTGCTTATGGAGGATGAAATTACCTGTACTTATCATAATATACAGTTAATTGTAAAACCAGATGTTGTACTTCAAGACAACGATACTAATTCGATAGGGTTAGTAGACTTTAAAACATCTAAGCTGAAAGGTAATAAAAAATATGATGATAAAAAAATAGAAGAATACAAGAAGCAGATGTATCTGTATACCTATTTTATTCATCTGGCAAAAGATATTGATATAGATAATATTAAGATCTGGTTTTTAAGGAATAATGAATTTAGAGACATTCCTGTTGATAATTATGAAATGTTAAATACTGTTGACTGGTTTGAAAATACAGTGTATAATATTAAAAATGAAGAAGAATGGAGTAAAAATACTAGCAAAGAAAATAATTACTTCTGCGAGCAACTTTGTTCGTGTAGGGATTACTGTAAAAGGGATTAAAAATGAATTATACTAACTACCATAAGCATTCTTGTTTTAGTAATGTAATTGTTCCAGATTCGCCTGTCTATCCAGAAGATTACGCAAAAAGAGCCGTTGAACTTAATCAAACGGTTCTTTCTTGCGTGGAACATGGATACCAGGGAAGATATATAGAATATTATGAATTAGCAAAAAAATATAATCTAAAATTTTTATTTGGAACAGAAGCATATATTGTAAAAAATAGATTCGAGAAAGATAATACAAATGCTCATATTATTCTTTTAGCAAAGAATGAAAATGGTAGAAAAGCAATCAATAGAATTTTATCAGAAGCAAACATTACTGGATTCTATTATCGTCCTCGTATAGATCTTGAGTTATTATTTTCTCTGCCAAAAGAAGATGTTTGGATTACGACAGCGTGCATCGCGGGGCTTTGGAAGTACGAAAGCGCAGTAGAATTAATATTACAAATAAATGAATATTTTAAAGGAAACTTTTTTTTAGAGGTACAATGCCATAATACAGAAAGCCAGAAGAAATTAAACTCATTAATTCTTGATCTTTCTAATCATTACAATATTCCTATTATTTTTGGTAGTGATAGTCATTATATTTTTCCAGAACAAGCAAAAGAAAGGGATGATTATTTATTATCAAAGCATGTTAAATATGATGATGAAGATGGATGGTATATGGATTATCCATCTGTAGAAGATGTTGTTCAAAGATTTCAGGTTCAGGGTATATTAAATAAGAATCAAATCAATGAAGCGATTGAAAATACAAATATCTTTGAATCCGTAGAAGAATATATATCAGAAGTTTTTAATCAAAATTTAAAACTTCCCACACTATATCCTGAAAAAACACAGGATGAAAAAAATAATTTGCTGGAAGAAATTATTTGGAGTGAATGGAATAAAGAAAAAGAAAACGTTCCAGAAACAAAAATAAAACATTATGAAGAAGAAATATCTAAAGAATTATCTGTCATTACAGAAACAGGAATGGCAGATTATTTTCTATTGGATTACGAAATAGTAAAAAAAGGAAAAGAATTAGGAGGTCATCTTACCTTGACCGGCAGAGGTTCGGCCCCCTCTTTCTACACGTCAAAATTATTAGGATTTACAACTGTTGATAGAATTTCTGCTTCTGTTAAATTGTTTCCAGAAAGATTTATTACTAAAGAAAGGATTTTAGAAGCAGGAACAATTCCAGATATTGATTTCAATATTGGTAATCCAGAAGTTTTTGTTCAAGCACAAAAAGAAATATTAGGAGAAGATCATTCTTATCCTATGCTGGCATACGGTACATTGAGGCCAAAAGCGGCATGGAAACTATATGCAAGAGCAATGAATATTGATTTTGAAACAGCTAATCATGTTTCAGAGCAAATAGATAAATATGAATTGGAATTAAAACATACAAGTGAAGATGATAAAGATAGTATAAATGCTTTAGATTTTATTGATCCAGAATATACTATGCTATATCAACAAAGCACAAAATATCTTGGATTGATCAGTGATTTTAAAATTCACCCTTGTGCGTATCTTCTTTATGATAAAAACATAAAAGAAGAAATTGGATTAATAAAAATCAAAGATAATCTATGTAGCCTGATGGATGGATTATGGGCTGAAAAATATCATTTTCTTAAAAATGATTTATTGAAGGTCGTAGTCGTTGAAATGATTCATAGAATTTATGAAAAGATATTTGTCAATCCGCATCCACTTCCAGAACTAATCAAAATATGCAATAAAGATAAAAAAACATGGGATATCTATGCAAATGCCTGGACTTATGGAATCAATCAGGTAGAACAAACGGGAACATCAGGAAGAGTTGCAAAATATAAACCACAAAACATATCTGAATTAAGTGCTTTCGTGGCCGCTGTGAGACCCGGTTTTAAAAGTAATTATAAACAATTTGAATCTCGTGAACCATTTTCTTATGGCATTTCTTCTCTTGATTCTATTATTCAAACAAAGGAATTTCCTCAATCATTTTTATTATTCCAAGAAAATTCGATGCAAGTTATGTCTTATGCTGGAATTCCCATTTCCCAAAGCTATGAAACTTTAAAAAATATCGCAAAAAAGAGGGCAGAAAAGGTATTAAAATATAAAGATATTTTTCTCGCTGGAATGAAAGAAAGAATTATAAAAAAAGAAAAGTTATCCGATGAAGAATCGGAGAAAATTGCCCACACGACTTGGCAAATCATTGAAGATAGTTCAAAATATCAATTCAATGCCTCCCATGCGTATAGTGTAGCAGGCGATTCATTATATGGAGCTTATCTTAAATCACATTATCCAATTCAATTTTATGAAGTATTTTTAAATATGCTTGAAAAAGATGGTGATAAAGATAGATTATCGGCAGTTATTTCTGAGGCACAAAGAGCTTTCAAAATCAATTTTCCTTTATATAAATTCGGTCAAGATAATAGATATATCAAAGGGAATGTTGAAAAATGGGAAATTACTTCTAGTCTAAAAAGCATCAAAGGATTCAATGAAGGTATTAGCAATGAGCTATATGAATTAGGACAAAATAAGTATAATTCATTTTTAGAATTCTTGATAGACGCAGAAGAAAAAGGATATGTTAGCAAAAAATACGAAGAACTTATTAAGATAAATTATTTTGATTGCTTTGGAAACAATGGAAAATTGTTGGATTTGTTTCAAGAATTTTCAACAGGCAAATCAAAATATTGCAAATCTTATGTGGAAAAAACTAAAGAAAAAAGAATAGGCGAGTTGAAAAATATTTGGGAAATGTCGCCAGATGAAAAGCTACCAATTCTTGATCAGATTGTAGCAGATCAAGAAATTTTGGGTTATATCAGTATGGCGTATCCTCAAGTAGATAAGAAGTTTGTTTTCATTACTTCATTAGATACAAAATTCGCTCCGCGCTGTGAAGCATATTGTTTATCCACCGGAAAGGCCGCATCATTAAAAATTCAAAAGAGAATTTATGAAAATAATATGTTTGGTGCTGGAGAAATTCTAAAATGCAATAACTTTGAAAAGAAAAGACCAGTCAAATTTTTGGATGGAAAATATGTCGAAGATGAAACTGGTGATTGGCAATGGTGGATTTCTTCTTATCAAATTATAGATCCAAAAGATTTTGATAAAATTATCAAAATTGGTGCTTGACAATAATATCTGAATATGATACAATAAAAGAAAAACAGGTGAAATATGGGATCAATATATGAGACTTGGAAAAGACAAAAGAACGAATATGAAGATTATTTAGGATTCGTAAAGTTTGGTGATTTCTATATAACCTTTAATCAAGATGCAGAAGTTGTAGCAGAGACTTTACATATCAATATAGGAACAACAAATTGTAAAAGATGTTCTGCTATTCCTGTTGAAAGCTGGAACGATTCATCAGAATTTCTAAAAAAGGAGGGATTTATCATTGTCCATACAGAAGCGTAATCCACTAAAGATGTTTAGGGTAGATATAAAATTAGATGACTTTATGTATATGTTTGTGGTCAAAGCTACAAATGAAGAAAAAGCAGAAGATGAACTTCAAAAGTGGTTGCCTGGTGAAAAATACGCAATCGTTTCTACTCTTGAAACAAATGAAAAAGTATTTTTTGTTGACAAATATAAGAAATAAAAAGGATGTTTTATGA